CCTATCCCTGTGTGCCTTGGCAGTCTCAGCCTCTCTATGGGCAGTCGGTGATCGGGTGCTAAAACGCTGGGTAATGCTGAACCTATTTACAGCAAAGACTTGAAAGAAAACACCGAAAGCACAAGTGGTACTGCCGCACGCATGAAGGCAACACTGGCTGAGGCCATGGACCGTATGGCAACTCCGTTGAATAAAGGCCTTGCCGATATGGGCTCTTACTTGTTGGACGACCTGAACTTGTCGGGCACGCAGATGCTGGCCGGTGGCGCTGCTCTCGGTGTCGGTGGTTACTATGCCGCTCGCGGAGCCAAATCTGGCGCAGGTGCATTGATCAACAAGTTCATGGGCGGCCCTGAGACTTTGAAGAACATCGCCGTGGGCAAGGTGCTGGAAGAGGCAACAGGCGTGACATCAGTGTTCGTCACCAATTGGCCTGGTGGTGCCGTTCTTAGTGGTGGCGGGCCAGATCTGCCAAATGGTTCTGGCCCGGACAAGGCCAAGGGTAAGCCGGGCGGATTTATCGCGCCGTGGTTGGCTCCGTTGGCACTCGGTGCTAGTGCAACTCAATTAGGTGGGGACAGCGCAAGTACTGATGCAGGCAGGCTGCGTGATGCTCAACGCAGCAAACTGCTCGACGACGATCAGCGTACTTACCAAACATCCTTCTACCGTAATCGCATGGCCCTGGCCGACAAGAACCCCGACCAGTCATCTGATTGGCTGTCCACCGAGGCGCAGCGCCTGGCGCACCATGAAACCGGCCTTACGGCTGCGGGCCTGCCTATCGATGGCGCAAATACCTGGGCGCAGGGCATCTCCAATCGCGCCCTGGCTGCGGGTGCCGACACCTTCACCGCACAACAACGCCTGCGGGACATGATGTCGCAATCTGGAACAGCGCAGCCATCGACCTGGTTAGCTTCCCAGGCACAGCGCCTGGCTAATCCACTATCAGCGGCCACCACTCCGGGTTTTCCTGGCATTGCGGGCAACACTCCCGCACCAGGTGCAATCGGTGCCAATCCTGCCGCGCAAGCCGCTGAGGATCGCCTCCGTTCGTTGCTCGCCCAGCCCCTGGTAATCGAAGTGCGTACTGACTCGCGGATGATCCAGGCCGAGGTCGAACGCCGAACTGACATTCAAATGAGGCGCGGCGGATGAGCTGGGCAGAGAACTTGCTGGATGCTTCTTTCCGTGGCGTCCCGCTCCAGGTCGAAAGCGAAAGCCTGCAATGGCAGCGCGCTTTGTCTGAGCATGGAACGCCTTTCAAGGATGGCGACCGGGTCAAAGACCTGGGCCGTGGCGCCCGACGCATTCCCATGCAAGTGGTGGTGTTCGGCGTCAACTATGAAATCGAACTCCAGAACATTCTCCGTACCCTGAATACACCAGGTACAGGCGAACTGATCCACCCGATCTACGGCAGCATGAATGTCGTCAGTAGTACCGGCGAGGCCAAGCACCACGCCGAGCGGCCGGACTATGCCGAGATCAGCGTCGTGTTTGTGGAGGACACGCCCGACGCACCTTTCTTTGAGCGGCAGTTTGAGTTCGTCGATATCGGCGTATTGGGGCTGGAAGATGAATACACCTGGCAGGACGGCATCTTTGATCTGTTCGGCCGCATTGACTCCCTGGTCAGCGAGATTCAATCGTGGATAGGCGGGGGCTGGGTCGGCCTGCTCGAAAAGGCCTTGGGCCTGCCGGGTATTGGCCTGCGCCTGCAACAACTGCGCTCGCAGATCCTCGGCGTGGTGTCCGGCGTTGGGTCGATGGCTAAGCGACCGTCAGGGGCGTTTGATCCCTTGGTCGACCTGATGCGCACGCCCTCTGAGATTCGAAGCGCCATCCAAGGCAGCACGCCCAGTTCGTCGACGGCGCTACTCGCTCGTACCGGCGTGCCCGCAGCCTTGCCAGGCAATGCCAGCCTGACAGCGGATGCGGCGCGTGCAGGGGCGGGCTTTTTGATCGGTGCGCGCCAGGGCGTGGCGCCTACCGTCGGCCCGCTGACTGAGGGCGCACCGACTATTCCGGGTAACGTCCTGGTGCTGCTGCCCGATGGAATGCCAGACGATCCGGTGATCGCTAACGGTTTCGCCCTGGTTGTCCTGGTCATCACCGAACTGGCGTTGGCCCACGCCCAGGCGGTAGCTACCGTCATCGAGGACGAAGCCGACACGCCGACCTTGAGCCCGCTGGAGTTGGAGGGCCTGGTTAACCTGGTGCGCTCCCTGGTGCAGTCGTCCATCTTGCTGCAACGTCACCTATACGACGTGGAAACCGCCCGGCCGATCATTGAGGCTTTACGCAACGTCGCCGCATTGATTCAGGCCCGCGCCCGTCAGGTGATTTTGCAAAGTCCGCCAATGCTGGAGCGCGTGGTTGAAACCCCGGCGAGCCTACGTCTTTTGGCTCACCGCTGGTATGGCGACCATACCCGTGCTGTCGAGCTGATCCGCCTGAATCCCGACCTGAAAACCCCGCACAACATTCAAGCCGGTGAGGTGCTACGTGCCTACGCCAAGTAACGTCCTGGACGAATCCATACGCCTTTCCATTGGTGGCCTGTCGCATGAAGAATGGGACGGCTGGTCAGTTGAGTCGGACCTGCTGACCGCCGCTGATGGTTTCGAACTGGAGCTGTACACCAAGGACGCCACCCGCTTGCCCAGTGTGCTGGCCGAGGGCGCGCCGTGCTCGCTGACCTTGGGTAAGGATCGCGTCTTGACCGGCCAGGTCGACGAGTTCGAACATGACATCTCCCGTCAGGGTATCTCTATGCGCATCACCGGCCGAGACCGTGCGGCGCCCCTGGTCGACTGTTCCGCGCCGTTCGTTTCGATGCGGGAAGCCACGTTGGCGCAGATCTTGGATCAGGTCGTAAAGCCGCTGGGCATCACTCAAATAGAAATCCGCGCAGCCCAGGCCAAGACCAGGCGCCGTGTGCAGGTCGAGCCAGGTCAAAGCGCATGGGAGGCATTGCTCCAGGTCGCCGAGGCCAACGGCCTGTGGCCGTGGGTCGAGCCTGATGGCCGACTGATCATTGGCGGGCCGGACTACAACGCCGCGCCAGTCGGCACGCTGATCATGCGGGAAGACGGCGTCGGCAATAACATCCAACGCCTCAGCGTGCGGCGTTCTATCGCCAATCGCTACAGCCAGATCACCGTCTTGGGCCAGCACGGCCAGTACGACAATGACGGCCTGGACAGCAAGCGCGCCCACCTGCGTTCGGTCATCCAGGACGAAACTCTGGCCCGTCGCGGGATCTTCCGGCCGAAGGTGATTATCGACAGCTCCAGCGAGAACCAGGACATGGCTACCACCCGTGCCCGCAAGCTTCTGGCCGATAGTCGTTTGGAGGGTTTCGAGATCCGCGCTGTGGTCATGGGCCACCGTGCTGATAACGGTGAGGTCTGGAGTCCAGGTCAGCGCATCATCGTGCGTAGCGAGCCCCATGGGCTCGACGCAACGTATTTCCTGATGGCCCGCACCTTGCGCCTGACCCGTGGCGAAGGGCCTATCACTGAGCTGCGATTGCGCGAAGACAAGATGTGGGTGCTGGACAGCAACCCCACCAAAAAGCGCAAGGGCAAGAGTAAGAAAGGTAACCCCGACGCGGCATTAATCGAAATTATCAAGGGGGCATGATGAGCAATATGGCGCGCCTGGTGCGCGATCAGGTCAGTCGGGTGATGAGCAACGTACGCCAGGCGTTTCGGGGTACGGCGGCACGTAATACCCATGGCACGTTGATTGGCATCGAAATGGAAGGGCTTGCGGGTGAGTCCGTTTCAGGGGAGCTGATGCAGCACTATGGATTCAGTTCGGCGCCGTTGCCTGGTGCTGAATTTATCGCGATTCCTGTAGGCGGTAACAGCAAGCACACGGTCGTCGTAGCCAGCGAGGATGGGCGTTATCGGGTCGTGGTCAAGGATGGCGAAGTGGCTTTGTATACCGATGAAGGCGACTACATCCACATGAAGCGCGGCCGGTTGATTGAGATTGAAACCGACACTTTGGTGGTGAAGGCCAAGACCAAGGTTCGTTTTGAAACGCCCCTGGTCGAAATGAGCGGGGATGCAAAGGCTGATGGCGAGATCACCGACCATACCCGAAGCATGCAGCAAGATCGCGATCTGTATAACGCGCACGGCCACCCAGATGGACCGCCGCCAGATCCGCCTCAATAGGCCTAGTTTGCTCGGATGTAAATATTCTTAAACCCCGCTGATACTCAGCCGGGCGAGCCTGCGCGTCAGTATGCCAACCTATGGACGCAGGCATAAACCCAACCACTGGCGACTTGACGGGCCAGCGTATCAATACGCTGGGCAACGCCGTTTACATCCGCCTCATGACACCCCTCGGCACCTGGTGGAAAGACACCACCGTGGGCTCCCGCCTGCATGAGCTAAAACGCTCCAAAGACGTCGCACGGGTTAGCAAAAACGCCAAGCAGTACGCCGCTGATGCTCTCAAGCCATTACTTGAAGACGGTCGCGCCGAAACCATAACTGTCAGCGCCGAGCAGCCCCACAACGGCTGGCTCTATCTTCACATCGAAATTATCGACGCTACCGGCAATCCGCAGGTATTTCGCCACCCTGTAAGAGTGATTTGACATGGCCTACACCGGTCGATCCCTGGACGCCATTTTGCGGGACATCCTGCGCGATATTCGCAACCTTCAAGCCGAGGCCGATATCGGCCCGGACAGCGATAACTATGTACGATCAGCCGCTGTGGCGTCGGCAATCGAGGGCCTGTATCAAAAGCTGGCCTGGCTCTATCGGCAGATATTCCCGGACACCGCAGATGAAGAGGAACTGATTCACTCGGCCGGGCTTCGTGGTGTCTTCCGTAAAGACCCCGTTGCGGCAACTGGTTCCGTAGCTTTAAAGGGTACGCCCGGTGTCGAACTGCTGATCGGCGCCACCTTGAGGCACGTTGTCACGGGCGAACTGTTCACAGCTAAAACTGGCGCGAAGATTGGCACCGACAGCACCGCCGTGGTCCTGGTCGAAGCTCAGACCGTCGGTGTAGCTCTCAACGGCCTGACCGGCGCTCTGGTCCTCACCAGTCCGCCCCTGGGGATGGACTCGGCAGCAACATTCGTGGGCAAGACCACGGGCGGCGAAGATGAGGAAAAATCGAATCCCTCTTGGCGCGCTACCTCGACATTCTCCGGTCACCCCCGGCCGGTGGTGCCGATTATGACTACCGCCGTTGGGCGCTGGAGGTCGAGGGTGTTGCCGATGCCAAGGTTATCCCTAAGCGCCGTGGTGGCGGAACTGTCGATGTCGTCATCACCGCCAGCACCGGTACGCCTTCCGCCGAGGTAATTGCGGCCTGCCTGGCACATATCCAAAGCCTGTGTTCTGTCATCGTCGATGTATGGGTCTACGCACCGACGATTCGCACCGTCGATTCCACCGCCAGAATTGAACTGGCCCCCGACTTCACCATGGCCGACGTGCAGGCTGCCGCGCAGAAGGCTTACAACGTCCTCTTGGGTGCTTTAAAACCGGGTGAGTCCCTCAAGAGATCCCAAATTGAGGCAATGATCAACAACTTGGCGGGCGTTCTGGATAGGTCTGTTACTACACCGACCGGTAACGTCCAGGCATCTTATGATCCAAAAATCATTGGTTGGATTCGGCCAGGGACCATCACTTTGGGGCTGATGGAATGACCACACTCGCTGATCAGCTCCGGCTACTCCTACCGCCTGTTTCCTATGATGGCTCGGCACCTTATCTGTCAGCCACCATCGAAGCCGAAGCCAATGCGATGGACTTGGCAGACACCCAGGCAAGCATGGTCTACAACGCCATATTCCCAGACTCCGGCGAGGGCCTGACTGACTGGGAGCGCGTACTCGCGCTGCCTGATCCCTGTCTGGTTGGCCAGGCTCAAACTGTCGGCCAGCGCGTACAGGCTGTTGTCAGCAAATTGCAAGGTCGTGCAGGTCAAAGCAAACCCTTCTTTATAGCCCTGGCAAAGTCCATGGGCTACGACATCACCATCACCACATTCCGACCAGCACGTGCAGGAATTGCGCGGGCTGGCGACCCCATAAATGGGGGCGACTGGAATTTCACCTGGCGGGTTAACGCACCGAACGTAACCGTCAGCCATGCCAGGGCAGGTGCTACTGGCGCTGGCGATCCTTTATCCGCCTGGGGCAATCGAGCCCTTGAGTGTCGGCTGGGCAAATGAAGCCCGCAGAATCTATTTTGCTGTTCGGTTACGGAGACAACTAATGCAGAAGATCAGCGACAGCACCAGCACGGCAAACGCCGCTGGTGAGTTCACCGAGGGCAATCCAGGGGCGGGCGTCGATGCGACGTTGCTTAAGGCTGCTTGGCTTAATGCCGTCCAGCGTGAGCTCGTGAATTTGGCAAGAGGAATGGGGGCACCACTCGACTCGGCCGATGACTCGCAGGTTTTGACCGCCGTGCGAGCAATTGCCGCTGCCTCTGTAGCCGGAAAGGCCGATAAGGCGGATTCGCTTGCAGGCTACGGGATTGCTATTCCTTCAAAGGAAGAAGCAGAGGCAGGCACGGATAATACAAAGCCGTCCACGTCGTTACGGGTTGCGCAGTATGTTGCCAAGGTACTGAAAGGCTTTCAGGTGGCGTTGGGCTTTGTGCCCGTCCAGCAAGGCGGCGGCATAGGCCAAACGTCAGGCACTGCGAACAAAATCTCTCTCGGTTGGTCGCCCGAGGGTCGTCTAAAGGTGACGGTGGACAGCTTGGACCTTGGGTACGTGGCGTTCACATCCAATTTACAGGCATTGGTTGATCAAATAGTGGCAAAGCCGCCTAGCGACCTTGATACCTTGCAAAAGCTCGCCTTCGCAGTCGGCAATAACGCCAATTTTGCTCAGGATCTAAATGCCGTTTTACGTAGCAAAGCGGACAGCGCGACAACCTTGGCAGGCTATGGAATTGTTCTTCCCACCCAGCAGGAAGCCGAGGCTGGCACGGATAACTCAAAGCCCGCCACGTCGTTGCGGGTTGCACAGTACGTTACCAAGGTTCTGAAAGGTTTTCAGGCGGCGTTGGGCTTTGTGCCTGTGCAGCAAGGCGGTGGGATCGGGCAGACCGGTACTGATCAGAACAAAATATTCCTTGGGTTTGGCACTAATAGCAGGTTAAAGGCAACCGTCGACAGCACGGATCTAGGCAGTCTCATTACAGACAAGGACACGGCGCAAGAGGTCGCGCCTGGCATTATCAAGCTGGCGACGCTTGCGGCCACACAGCAGGGCTCAGATAGCTCCTCGGCCGTTACTCCTAGGAACCTTCGGCTGGGGTTCTTCGTCAGTTTGGGCGCAACGGGCTACATCGTTTTTCCGACGTGGATGGGGAGCTTTATGTTCCAGTGGGGTCGGTATTCTTTGACTGCAAATGCAGGGGCTCAAGTTGCCGTTAACTTCCCGATTCCGTTCGGGACGACACTACATGCATGGACGGGTGTTGATGGTGCAGCAAGCGACCAGATCGGCACTCAGGGGATTACGAGCACCGCAATGATTGTTGGCAAGGGATCTGCGGATAACGCGCCTAGGACGGGGTCATGGTTTGCGATTGGAGGGGCGTTTTGATGGCTAGTAAATATGCGACGTTTAAACCCGACGGGACACTGGACCTACGTCTGATCAAGGGCTTGCATACCCTCCCAAAGGGTGCCGTGAGCGTTGATGAGGAACTATGGGTGCGTTTGATCCAGGAAACTGATGGTGTTTGGACCCTAGGCAAGGACGGGACTATTTCGAAGGTCAATCATGCGCCGCCCACACCAGAAGAAATTGCCCAACAGTTGACACTTACCATCGCAAATACTCGCTATGAACGCGAAATCGGTGGGATCGTTGTCCAGGGCATGTCTATCGCCACGGACGACCGCAGCAAGGCTTTAATTGCTTCTGCCGCCTTGCAGGGGATGCGCAATCCCGAGCATGTCTTGAAATGGAAGACGCCCGATGGGTTCGTGGAAATCTCCGGCTCTCAACTGCTTGCTGTGGCAGACGCTGTAAATGAGCATGTCCAGGCGTGCTTTGGGCGTGAACATGAGCTACTCAACGCGCTGAATGCTGGAGAGTTTACCGAGATGATGCTTGGCGAGGGGTGGCCCCAATACGCTGAAAGCCCCCGGTGACTGCTTGCGCCGGAGGGCGGCCGCAGAGGGTGCCAAACAAAGCGCTATTTAATTAAGCCGCCTGCATTGTCACTTGTGCCAATTGTCCCGCTAGGCGGTGCCAAAACCGGCGCTCGCTTACAGCGAAGCGAGTCGCTCTTGATCTGCTTTTGATCTTAGGCGCCCGTCAAACCAATCACCGACTGCCCATAGAGAGGCTGAGACTGCCAAGGCACACAGGGGATAGG